ATTGCGTCGTAAGTCAGTCGATCGGCCTTTACGTAGGCATCAGCGACGCTGATCCCTTCACAGCCAGTAAGCAGCACGAGGGCCGCTACAGCACAAAACTTCTTCACTTGGTGTCCTTTGGTTTGGGGGATTCCAGTTTTTTGGCAGGCGGCTTAGGCTCGTGTCCGTTGCCATTGCCGTTTTCTTCAGGAGTAGGGCTACTCTCTGAAATAATGCTTCGAAGATTTGCCATAAGTCCTGTAACCAAAAGGGTTAACAAGGCTGAGGCAACTGATACTGAGTCTTCAGGAATCGCGCCGAACCCCAGCATGGCAATAAAGCCGCCGATCAACAGCACGAGGATGGCTGGCGTAGTGAGCGCAAGGTTGGTCCGCGCTTTCTCGCTGGCCGACGTGTGAAGCCGGATCTTGGCAAGCTCCAGTTGAATCTCTTCGCGACGCAGCGCGCGCTCGGCATCACGTTCGGCGCGTTCCTTGGCAACGATAGCCTTGTAGCGCGCTTGTGCTTCCTTGGTCTCTTCGCGCTTAAGCCGCAGTGCTGCTTTTTCGTCTTTCACGATGATCGTCTGCGGGTTGGAGGTGTCGGGTTCGAGGTCGTCATTCTTGGCCATGGGTCAACTCATAATTAAGGGTGCCGAATGATCCGCAGCAAGGTGCCGTTGAGAACCATGTTGGCTGTGCCGTCGGCGTCGGCCTCGGCTTGAAATTTAAGCTTGTCGCCGCTGCTCAGGCTCAAGATGGTGCTCAACGTAACGACACCCGTGTTCTGGTCGGTGTCACGCGAAGAGTAGTTACTGGCTGTGTGCATGCTTTGGCGCACGAACCCGCTGCCTGTGTCCAGCCACGTCCGACAAAACGCCTCGATGCGGTTGTTGCCGCTCATGCGGAACGAGCAGTCAATCTGGTAGCGCCCATCCGCAGAGATGTCAATCTGCGTAGCATCACTGTCGTTGACGACGATGTTGTTGGTTGAGTCCGCCAGTGCATCCGATGACGAGGTGTCCCACGATGCGTAGATGGTGGTGTTGGCCACCGACGCCGTCGACGTGCCCACGGCCAGCATCGTGCTCACTTTGGCGTCCGTGGCCAGTTTAGCTGCCGTCACGTTGGCGTCCGTGATCTTGACGGTAGTGACTGCGTTGGTGGCTAACCGCGCAGCGTCAACAGCGCCGTCTGCAATCTGTGCGCTACCCACGGCGTCGTCAGCAATAGCCGCCGCCACGACAGCGTCGTCCGCAATGTGCTCGCTTCCGATAGCGTCGTCGGCGATTTTGGTTCCGTCGACAGCATCTGCGCCAAGCTCGGTAGTGGTTACTGCGCCAGCGTTGATCTTGGCGGTGGTGACGGCGTCGTTAGCAAGCTGCGTATCCGTGATCGTAGTGTTCGCGATCTTGCCACCAGTAATCGCTGTGTCTGCTAGCTGCGTCGCCGTAATTGTCCCGCTAACAATCTTAGCTGCGGTAATCGTAGTGTTGGCGATTTGCGCGGCGGTGATGGTTGTGTTGGCAATCTTAGCTGCTGTGACAGCAGTGTCTGCAATCTTGGCTGTAGAGATTGAACCGTCTGGCACTAGCCCAGGCGTCCTGCCAATCTCAGTTACAACATTCTTATGGCTGCTGACGCGGTGGTGATCTAGGTGAACGCGCCGAATCGCGCGCTCATCCATCAACACATCAGGACGGTTCCTGTTCCCGCCAGCTTTTGAGCGGTCAGGAGCCATGGATTAGACCTCTCCGTAGCCCGAGAACTGATCCATAACTTCCGGCGGCGCATCAGACGCTGCCTTCGCCATGTTTCTAGCAATGTTTGCTTGCTGAGACTGCGCGTCCAGTTGCTGTTGCGCGGCCATTGCAGCCTCTCGCGATTGCCGCAGTTCCTTGACCTCTTCCGTAGAGCGGACGTTGGCAGGGTTGATGCCCAGCTTGTCCGCGTATTCGTCGAGGAACGAGTCGGGGTTAAGCTTGTCTAGCGCCTCTGGGTGCGACTGTGCTAGCCCTTGGATCATGCCGACGAACCTGTCGTCCGTGCTCGCACCCACAGCCTTCTGAGCCTGCGCTAGCGTGCTAACAAACTCTACTTGGAGGTTCATTCCGCCAAGCTCTTCCGGTGCAGGAGGGATCAAACCTGAATCCAGCATGTGGTCGAACGTAATGTCGATCAACGGCTCCAAGCCTTCGTGGTGCAAACGCTCCAGCGCAGGGCCAAGCATCAGCAACTTCTCTTCGTGGCGCTCTGCAACCTCCGTAGCCGTCATGCTCTTGTTGGTGCTAGAAAGCATCAAAAACAGGTCAGCGTAGAACGTGCTGTTGATGCGCTGACGCACATCTTGGATGTCGAACAACAGACCCTGAAGGTCCGGGTTAATCTGCCACAGCGGACGAATGCCTTGGCTGTTGCTGTCAACCTCCGTATGACCACCGGGCAGAGTGTCTACCTCACTGCCTTTCATCAACGGTGGTCCTTGAGTGGGCGGCTGCGTCAGGTGGTCAAGGATCTGACCCTTCCGACGTTGCTCGTGTTGCAGTTGCTTCACGTCGCCCAGCGCCGCCATGCCTGGGCTGTTGCCGTAGATGTCCTGACCCGACACCGACCAGCGAGGAGCAATGACCGGGAACTGGCGGAAGCCAGACTCTCTGAGCACGTCCTTAATATTTGATTGGCCGCCACCATAACCACTCCGTCCTTGCTCCCAGTAAACTGAGCGGAATGGCATGTCTCGGTTGCTCTTGCCATCTAAGTTCCGGTCAGCACGCGGCTCAATCGCGTGACAAACCGTGCGATAGTGATCAAGGTTGCCGTTACGGAACTGATTTTGGACGCTGATCGACAGGTTCTTGAGGCCAAACTCCTTGACCATCTGTCCCACCGTCATGTCGAACTCGCGGTAAAGACAATCTACGCGGTCGCGGTTGTCCGTGCTGATGGCATACTGCCCAGCCGTCAAGACGTGGTGGTGGATGACCTTGTCGAAGTCAAACGTAATGATCGACGCTGCCGTGCCGTAGAGAGCGCACTCGCTGTAGATGCGAGGCAACGCACGGTAGGTGTTGCTGCGAGCAAAGACGCGCAGCATCCGGTGCGTTACGTCGTGCAGCCATTCCTTGACCGGCTGAAAGTCATTGAGGTCTGGGTCAGGTGCAGCAAGGCGCATCCAAGGACGCGCAGGGCTGGTAGCTCCAGCCATCAAACCTGCTTCGAGAACCTGCAAGGCCCTCGTAGCAGTGCTATCCATGATGTTGTTGTGCTTTCGACTGCCTCGGTTGCGATCAGTAGTCAAAAAGCGCCCAGTTCTAGGAAGGAAGAACTTGCTAAGTTCTTCGTAGTGCGGCTCCCACGACGACAACTCAGTCCAAAGAGCTTGTTTGCGAGCACGAACGTGTTGCAGAAGCGTTCGATGCTCACCGTTGCCAATCGAAACAAGAGAACTGGGATACATAATCTACCTCAACCCAAGTAACGGGTTCTGTCCAACATGCCCATGCCCTGCTGGCCAGTCAGGAATGTCTCTCCAGCCATCCGTCTTTGGCGCGCTCTAGCCATAATTGCAGACGTGTTGGGCTTTCGCTTTCGCATCTGCTTAGACTCAGCCGCTTGAGCTAATCGCTCGCTAGAAGCTGCGCTGCGAGCTTGTTTTTGAGCCTGCTCTTGCTGCTCAAACGCTTTCTGCGCTGCTTTTTGTTGGCGACGACCTTGCCTGTTGCCTGAATAGATTGAGGCAGCAGACAACATTGCTGCTACTGCAATTTCAGCCATGGTTGTGCTCCTTGGTTACCCATACATGCCACCCATAGGATTCTTTCTTACAGCATCTAGCAATTGCAAGCCTATAGCCGACGCGTAACGTCTTGCTTGATTTTGTGTTGCTTGAAGAGAAGTAGACCTTCGCAACTCACCGATGTTTATTCTAGCCATCGGAGAATCTACAGAATTAGGCTGGTTGCCTTGCTCCAAAAGAGATCCTGAAGCAGGCGGGGTAGCGCCACCCATCCGGCGTCGCAAACGATCTCTGGCAGTCTGAATCGGAGCAGCCGTCTGGTTAGAAGTCCCGCCTCGGCCAACCGATCCAAGACCGCTATCGGTAGACCCTAGGTAGCTGGTGCTTGTGTTACCCATGGAAGTTAACCCGGTAGTGGTGTTCAGATAGTTTGCAGTTGCGCCGCGCGGCCAAGATTAAGTCCAGAGATGACTCTGGCTTGGCAGCCCACACCATACAGTCTACGCCGCACTCTTGGGCGTGTTTTTCTGTCTGGCGTATTAACTCTAAACCAGCGCCCTTGCGGAAGTTGGGGTCAACGTAAAGGCTGTCGTTGCTAGCAATTAGGGTGTCGTGATGCCCGTGGCGATACAGAACCGTGGTGCTGTAGCCGATCATGTGCGTGTCTAGGTAGGCCCCCAAGCACATTAAGGTCCGCTGCTTCTGCAAGACTTCGTATCGCGCAAAATCTAGCGCAAACTCTTTGCCGTCAAGCTCTTGGCAGTGCTGCTCAAAGAGGTGGTAGCCATCTGCGATGAGCACCTCTAAGGTAATCGGGGCGATCTCTAGGTCAGATGTTTTCGTAGGGGTCTCGGTCCCAGCGATTTCGGTCTCTTTTGCTTCCGGCACGGGCCATCTCGTAGCGGTCAATCGACTTCTGGATCGGGCTGGCAAACGTAAGAGCCAGCGCATCCGCAAGGTCAGGACTCCCCGCATTCTGGAGTCGCTTCTTGATCTGGTCTTTTGACTCTAGCACCCGCCGCCCGGAGGTGTCGAAGCTGTAAGTCGGAGTCGCAAGCTCCTGCTTCAGAGACAAAGAATCGGGAATCGCGCCCCCGCCCTGCAACCAGTCCCGCATCTCGAACCACATTTCGGTTCTGCGGTTAACGTGAAGTGTGTGACGGTTGGCGCGACCCCCGAAAGGCACTTCGATGATGTGATAACCCAGTTGCTTGAGGCGGTCGATGACCCCAGCGCCCGCCCCGCTATCGATGAAAGTAGCATCTGGGTGCCAGTCCCCGATGGCCTGCGCCACAAGGTCTGCTAACTGCATGTTATA